ACGTCTGTGCTGCTGTCTCTAGGACTACTTCGATTCTTGTATCTACGTCTAATTTCGTGCCGGAAAAAGTAGTGCCACTTGATCCATTAGCGTGTATAAAATCACCCACATTAATTAGCAATGAATGTTCGCAAGGGGTAGATAAGTCTACTAGATAATCTATAGCGTCAAGCATATCTGCCGAAGCTATCTTTGTGTCGTAGTCTCTTTCCTTTGTTTCTCTTGCGTCAGCCCTCATGCCGAAGTGTGCGTCACCTATTGCGATAGTAGGCAGTAAGTCTTCAGCAAACTTTTTAGTCTTCGGTTTAGCCTTCGGCTTGTACTGCGGAAGACCTTTAGTAAGACCGTCAACAAAACCTTGCAGAGCCTTGTCTCGCTGTGCCTCGGTCATTGTCCTCTTGGTCTTTAACCAAGCCTTGTTACCTTCATCGTCCTGAGTGTAGATAGATCTACCAATGACTATCTCACCTTCAGGAACGTGACGAGTCGCATCCCAGTTGTCAGAATACCCAGAAGCAGCAGCAAAGTTTTTAACAGCAGAGACATGATGTCGTAATGTAGAAGTCGTAATACCTAAACGATGGGCTGCATTAGCACTATTGCGTCCGCAGTTTTCCCATACGTCCAGTATTTCTCTCTGACGTTCTGTCTTGGCGTAATCGATTAAACTCATTGACCACCTTCTTGGTAATACTTCAAATCGGTTTGAAGAATCAGAACCTGCTTTTGCAGTTCTACTACTTGTTCTTCAAGTTTCCGAATATCAGGGAAGACATAGTTGTTCTGATTGCCCCTGAGACTGCGCGTCTCCTGAGCATTACCATCTATCCTCTCGCTGATGCTCGCGTAGCCCCAAGTAGCAAACGCCACTATAGAGATGATCTGTAATAACCAAACTACACTGATCGTAATCTCTGACCTGTCGTTTAACTTTGGGGCTGCCATTGCTCAAGTTATGGTTCGACAGGCCACGTTATCGTGTTAGGAAATCCTGCCTGTGAAGGAATGTCTCTTAACGCTTGGCGGTAAGTAGCCCATGCCGTTTTATCTACAGGCGCATCTGCTACCTGCGTCCAATCAGATTCGGCTAGTCGAGAGTCGCGTTTAGTTCTGACTTCCTCAGCAGCACGATCATCTGCGCCTGCTTCCCACTCTGCTTCCATTGCGTCCCATTCAGCTTCTTCTTCAGGAGTAAAAGGGACTGTGCCATTTAGTGTTGCGTGATAACGTGTCATTGCTTAGTCCTGTTACTGTTTAATACGATACAGAGAAACTTTTGATCCTACTGCAAAAGTTCCGCTGCCTGCATAGATCCTTATTCCTGTTACGGGATTAGAGCTAGATCTTTCGCTGCCGATTACTATAGCTCCATTAGCATCAGGCGAGGCAGATGATCTAATCATATAACTTGCTGAATTGTTAGAAAAAATAGGAAATTCACCAAAAAGCCCGCTATTAATACTATAAAGCTCAATAGTGCCTGAGTTGCCGTTTACAGGAGCATAAGTTTTATCGTCTTGATTGAGAAAACTTGTAGACATATAAACATAATCATAAGTAGAACTAGAAACTAAAGAGCCTGATCTATAAAACCTAAGACGAACCGAAGCACTTTCAAAATCAGAAAACACAACAACATAGTTATCATAAGCAGAGGAAAAACCGCTTGTTATGTCTATGGTACTAACTTCGGTAGTAGTGGTAATAGTAGAGATAAGCTCCATCGCTCCACCACCTGCCTCAGCCCAAGAAGCTGTAGCTCCATCGGTAGTCAGGAACAAACCATCATTGCCTGTTTGACTTGGTAGAGCGTCAATGTTGTCTATCTGTGTTTGAATGTTAGACGTAACACCATCAACGTAATTTAGCTCCGTAGAAGTAGCAGTAACGCCAAGATCAGTCAGATCATCAGGCTTTGCATCTAGCTGTGTTTGGATGTTGGACGTAACACCGTCTGTGTAGTTTAACTCAGTAGAAGTAGCTGTTATTCCAAGATCGGTCAGATTATTTGGCTTTGCGTCTAGCTGAGTTTGAATAGGGCTTGTTACGCCATCCGTATAATTCAGCTCTGTCGCCGTGCCTGTGTAGTCAGAAATTTGACTAACAGTGATTGATGTTGCTACAGGAGCTACATTCTGCCATATAGAGCCAGTGTAGACCTTCATCACATCAGATGTGGTGTTGAAGTATAAAGCGCCTGTCAGAAGGGGGTCGCCGTCATTGTCCAAAGTAGGGTCAGAGGCTTTTTGACCTAAGTAGCGGTCATCAAAGTCATCGTAGGTAGACGCTGCTGCTGCGGCAGAGCTTGCTGAAGCACTAGCAGAGCCAGAAGCTGCTGTGGCTGAACTTGCTGCGCTAGTAGCACTTCCTGCTGCATTTGTCTCACTGGTAGCAGCGTTTGATGCGCTAGTAGATGCAGAGGTTGCTGAGGCTGCTGCATTAGTCTCGCTTGTTGCTGCTGCACTTTCTGAAGCTGCCGCATTACTTGCGGATGTAGCTGCCGCCGTCTCGCTTGCTGCTGCTGCTGCCTCTGATGCTGCCGCTGCTGTCTCTGACCCTGCGGCTGCTGTCTCACTAGCGGCTGCGTTAGTTTCAGAAGTAGATGCTGCTGCGGCAGAGCTTGCTGAAGCACTAGCACTAGAGGCAGACGCTGTAGCTGAAGAAGCTGCATTTGAAGCTGATGTGGCTGCGTTAGAGGCTGATGTGGCTGCTGCTGCGGCTGAGTCTGCTGCTGACGTAGCACTACCAAGGATAGAGTCTGTGTAGGCTTTAGTTGCTGCGTCTTGAGCTAGTGTAGGGTCGCCAAGACCTGTAATCTTATTAGTCCCCATAGCCACAGCGCCGGACATTGTACCGCCCGTTAGAGACAGCTTAGTACCGTCTTGCGTGTCTACATACGCTTTAGTGGCTGCGTCCTGCGCAGCAGTGGGGTCGCCTAGACCTGTAATCTTAGACGTACCCATCGCTATAGCACCCGTCATAGTACCACCCGCGAGAGGTAGCTTAGTTGCTATGGACGTAGTGATAGTAGAGGAGAAGTTAGCGTCATCACCTAGTGCTGCGGCTAGTTCGTTCAACGTGTCTAGTGCGGCAGGAGCAGAATCAATTACTGCTGCAACTGTGTCGTCTACATAAGACTTGTTAGCTGCGTCTGTGCCTGCTGTTGGTGTGGAGACGTTTACAAGTTTAGTGGCAGTGAAGTCAGCAGTACCATTGACGACTAAATTGTTCAGAGTAGTCGTACCAGTGACCGCTATGACGTTACCAACAACATTACCTGTCAGATCGCCAGTGACGTTACCTGTTAAGTTGCCAGTGACGTTACCCGTTACGTTACCAGTCAAACCACCAATAAAGCCTGTGTTGGCTGTGATTGTAGAGCCTACAATAGTCGATGGTGTACTAGCGCCAATAGGCGTAGAGTTGATTGAGCCACCAGTAATGACTGCATTGCTAGACGCAAAAGTGCCGTTAGCGGTTAGAGTGCCAGTAACGTTAGCTGTAGCAGTGGTAATGCTAGACGGATTAGTGCCGAGTTCTACAATTTCTGTAGAGGCATTCTCTGTGAAGATTCTTTTGTCAGTTACGTTGACAGCAAGTTCGCCTTGAACCAAGTCACTCGTAGTGGGGACGGCTGAGGCGGTTGAGCTATTCTTGGTTACAATTGTTGCCATTTTGAATTCCTATTAACTTTGGATTTTCCAATAGTTTCGTGGCATTCTGTTTTGAGCTTGCTCAACAGCATTTGCCCATCTAACATTGCCTTTTTCATAATGCCCTAGTCCATTAATTCTATCTAGGGTTGTGCCTTCGGGCCTTGTTCCTATGTCATTTATTAAATCTTGCAAGCATTTAAAACGAAATTCTACATTCTCATATGCAGGATGATGTTTTGCACCTTGCTTGCATCTATATCTAGCTTTGTAAAAACTACTTCTTGTTCTTTTTAATTCTGGGTTATTAACAACGCCAGTACCCTTTCTTGGATGCGGCTTGTTATCAAATCTTTTTTGATTTCGGCAGGATTTGCACCATAACTCTCTGCCTTCTTTTTCCGCTTTTCTTACTATATCTCCTCTAGCTAATCGCGTTGTATTGCATTGAAGACAAGTAGTCTCTACTTTTAAGTTCCCGTTCGGCATAAGTATTCTCCAATGAATTGTTTGCGTTCATTAAAAGAATACCACCACTTAGAATTATTGTCCACTTAACTTTGTCTGCCCAATAAGCAGCAGAGCATTTTCCTTTGGCTATGTTTTTAGCGTGCCTTGCTTTGAATGATTTTTGACGGGCTTTCTCTGAAGATGTCTTAGGGTTTTTACCTGCACCTTTTACGCCTTGCTGACCAAAG